AGTCCTGCCGAGTAGATGCCGACCGGCATCCTGGGTGACATCAGGCGGACCTTCTCGGCGTTCTGCTCGACAAGCTCTTTGCGATGGGCTACGATAAGCGTTCGCAGGCCCCATTGCGTGGCTGCGATGTTCGCAATCTCCGCCATGACTGGACTCTTCCCAGCCCCAGTCGGCAGCACGATCGCGGGGCTTTGTAGTGGGTCCGGGTGATCACAGAGCCACTGAAAAGACGCATCGATAGCGGCACGCTGATACCAGCGTAATTCCATTGTTAGTGCTCACTTGGTGGTGGTGGTTTGTCTAACTACGGCAGCGGCTTGAGCTTATTTAGCCCCCAGGCCATCACGCCACGCCTACGGTTTCCGCCGTTGATTCGGATGAAACGGTCCAACTCACGAGACTCAGGCCACTGACAACCACGGATGATATAACCGCCCGGAAGACGGCAAAAACCGTGAACGTGAATGCGAATCCCGCTCGTGTGGTCGTAAACTGCTGAACCTGCTTGAACCCACCCAGGTCCAGGCTTGATGACTTCGCTCATAGGTCTGGCGTTTCGGGTTCGGTGGTGGTAAGAAAGGCCCGCCCTGTCTACTGGAGACGCGGGCAGAGACAAAACCCAACAGGGCGGGCCTCGGATGGATTAGAACCGCTCAGCGTTCGCGGGCGGTTGCCCTTGTAGAGCACCGGCTGCCTGTTGAGTCCACGGGGCGACACTCGGCTGTACGCCTTGTCCCGCAAGCACGCCAGCGTTCGCCGGTTGCTGTGGAGATCGTTGCTGCGGCGGAACGTACGGCGAGTGGGTCTGGGGTGCTTGCTGTTGAGGAGCAACACCACCACCAGCGGAGAATCGATGCACAACATCGTTTGTCATCTTCGACTGGTCGTCATTTCTCGCCTTGACCTTGACCTTGATCTTGAGAGGAATGTCGTGGACCTCACGGCTGTCGCTGATGCGTTGCTTACCGACCGCATTGCAGACCGCAGACCATTTACGTTCCCCCATGTTGCGACCTTTGGGGTTGGTCGAATACAGCCCTAGCCACTCCTTGACTTCGGAACCGGCATACTGCCCTTCGATGACCTTATAGGTCAACTGCAGTTGCTTACCACCCTCTTGCATCTGGCTCTTGATCGGCACGATCTCGGATTCGGTCACAATGACGGTGTACTCTCCCTCGGGAAGGACCTGATATTCCGAGTCCTCCCCGGCAGGTTCGTGCTGGGTCGCGTCGAAAGGTTGTAGTAATTGTGCCATAACTTACTTGCTCTCCTGATTGGTGGTGGCTTGTGGGTAGAGATACGAAACGTATGCGTCCCATGACAGCGGGATTTGTTCGGGCATCCCGTTCACCCGGTTCTTGGCTACATGAGTGGGTGCTCCCGTCGTGAACAAGACTCGCTCATTTGAGTTAATCGCACGCACCCGCTTTTTGTTGAATCCGACGTCTTGCTCACTGGTGTACGTCTTGTAGTTGGCGAACAATACGTCAGAGCACCATTCGACAACCATCGGGCCGATCTTCTTGTGGAGGTCCGGCGAATAGCGGTCGTATGGTTCGTGATGGGGGTCATTGAATCGCTCGATCTTGGCGTGGGCGATGATCATAATCATCATGCTCCGCTCTTCATTAGCTCGCATTAGTAGCTTAAGAAACTCTTCGCACTTCTCTTCGGCGGTCGAGTACCCAGCCCCGTAGGGGATGTCAGCGATTGACTTCATTCCAGCCATTTTTGCGACATGGGAGAACAACAACCGCTCTAGCCAGTCAATGCTGTCCAGGACCAACGAAGAAAAGTTATGCTCCTCGTTTATCAATGCGTAGACTTGTTGCAGCACAGCGTCGTAGCTGCCCGCGACCCCCAATGTGGTGACGTCAAGATGCTCAGCACCGTCCTCGGTCTGAATGAAGAACGGCGATGGCATGTTTGCACCGATGGTGGACTTTCCGATCCCAGGTGGTCCGTAAACCATCGACCTTCTGGGCTTGGGTTTTTTTGACGAGATGTACGCTTGCGACAATAGACTGCCGCCGAATGGATCATTCATACTTTCGCTCTGATGTGTTGTCCTTTTTCGAGTTTCGCTCCGGGGATACTCGCCCCAGCAATGAGGTCTTCACGCAGTGCGGGCTTGTTTGGTGACGACACCCACTGCATGTAGCGATGGGGTATCATGGACTCATCAACCACAAGCGATGGCTGGCTGTTGTTCTGCAGAGATATGGACGGGCCGTTACCGACCTTAGTCTTACCTTCCGCCTTCATCGCATCCTTGAGGTATTGCTTCATCCATTCTTGGCGACTCACGAGACCGTCTTTTTTCTTCTTGAGCCTCTGGATTTGCTCATGGTACGCAGCCTCCTCTGCCCTCCAATTCAGCAACATCCTGGCGATGTTGGTGTACTTGTCTTCCTTGCGGGCTTCGATGTAGTCCATCACTCGCGAGAGGTCGGGTGAAACTTCCCCGCCATTTTCAGTGGCGAGGTCGTACGCTTCCTCTTCGGCTTGGATCAACTCCATTAGGTTCTTGTCGAAGATTTCACTTACTTGGAGCATCAGTTTTTCATCCTCGCTCTTTTAGATATAAAAAACTCAATCCATCTGCCGGACGTGGGCACGAAAGGAGTAAAGAACCCACGTCCGGCAACCACTACCACTGACCTACTTGCCGTTCTTGCGGATAAACCAGTCAATCAGATCTTTCCCGTAGCAGACGAAACATCCTCTGCCGAACTCGACGGACGGCATCCCCTTTGCCCGCAGGGAGTGGAATTGATGAACCGAGATCCCTAAGATTTCCATCACGGACTCTTTGGGATATAACTCCTCAGGTTTTATTGACACTGGCGGGCCAGTCCGTGAGTCACTCATCCATCCATCCTCAAACCAGGGTGCTGATTTGTTCCTGACCAGAGAACAGTCTAGTGCTTGATTCTGATGTGTCAAACGACTCGACAGCATTTTGTTGGATTTTTGAGTCGGGGTTGCCTTTTTTTGTTGTGGCGTTTACCATATAGGTGTCGATTAGGTCACATACGGGTCCACATGGGGCACGTATGGACATTTACGGTAATTCAACTTTTTCTGGAGTAGGGCCAATGGGAGTTAAAAAGCAGGTACGAACTATTGAGGACTTTGAGCAGATGAGAGAGGAGCTACGCGAGAGTGTGGTGACTCTGGACGGAGCAATCAGGACGTTGAAGGATTGCAATCACGTCAGTGAGGTGCATGTGTTTAGCTCTGAAGTCATGCACAAATACTGGCCGAAAGTGATGCAGTTTATCGGCAAGCTGTCATGGGAGATTCGCGATCAAGAGCGAGACGCAAAGCGGCTGATGGACGAACAGCCCAAAAGTAAGAATCGTCGCAAATGAGAGTCTACGCAGTCAAAACAGGTGGGTCTAAGTATTTCAAGCTACGCTACAAGGACCCGGCCACAGGGAAATGGAAGCAAAAGTCATCCGGCTGTACTCGAAGACGCGAGGCAGAACGATGTGCGGATGACCTTGCTAAGCTACTCCAGAAGAACTGTGGGATTATTGAAGAGCGTCTTGAGTGGAGTTCGCTCGATGGACTTTATCGAGACCGGTACATCTCCAAGCTGGGCCGCAAGTCACAAGGCGGCCCAGCTACTACCGTCAGTGCCGTGACTCGTTTAATGGGAGTCACGTACGTCGACGAGATCACGACGGCGAGGATCGCGGAATGGATCGACAGGCTCCTGACTGAAGATCCAACACGGACTCCCACAACGATTGAGAACTACACTCGCTGCCTCAGGGGATTACTGAATTGGGCAGCGGAGAGAGAGTACATCTCGTCAGTACCCACGATGCCTCGGCTTCCAGGAAGGAAGTTAAAACAGGAGATGAAGGGCAGGCCCATCCTCGATCACGAGTTTGACAAGATGATCGAGGTGGCTGAGTCAGTGCTGCCGAAGGGGACGGCAGCACATTACCGCACGCTTATGCGTGGCCTCTATTGGGGAGGCCTTCGGCTACAGGAAGCACTCAGACTGCGATGGGAGAAATCAGACAAGCACTTTTCGATGGACTTCTCAGGAGAGTTCCCCATGTTCTGGATGCCCGCCGCGTTGGATAAGGCCAGGAGAGACAGGCTCATGCCCACTGCCCCTGAGTTTGTCGACATCCTCAATGAGATCCCTCGTGACGGCTTGCTGGTATTTCAGCTGCCAGCAAACCGCACTGGAACCAAGATTGGGTCACAGCCAATCTTAGATACGGTATCCAAGCGGATCTCGGCGGTTGGCGAAGCTGCCGGTATTGTGGTGTCAGAACGCGATGGCAAGATCAAGTATGCGTCCGCCCATGACCTCCGTCGCTCGTTTGGCACCAGATGGGCGTCTAAGCTGTCTCCGTCCGATCTTCAGCTCCTCATGCGTCACGCTAATATCCAGACAACGATGCGGTACTACGTTCACGCCGATGCTCAATCTCTCTGCAGCCGTCTCCGCTCTTTGTGACAGTTTTTGTGACACCTGTACTGGAAAAGGCTTAAAACAAGATGGTTCGAGTGTTAGTGCGTCGGATTGACTATCGTTAGATGTATGATCTGGCGGTCATCTATCACCCGATTTAGGCCAAACACCGACGTTTCAGGCCCCTGAAAACAAGACAAAACCCCACAACCGCAGATGGTTGCAGGGTTTTGTGACACCCTTTGTGACGGTCAGCAAATTCGGCGTGCTTCCCAGATTTGCATCGTCTCAGAATCCCATTCCCCGATAGCCTCATGGCGTGCCGCACCGGCTTGAGCCGCACCTGGG